TCTGGCATGAATACTATTGTAATGGATTTGAATATGCAAGTTGACAATATCAACGCATCATTAAAGAAGGAAACTACGAATGAACAAGAGCAAGTTAAAGAAGATGCCACAGTTTGTAACTGAAGTAGTCGAAGTTAAGTGGAGCAATCTACTTAAGCCAGACATTGCTTTCGGTGAGGCATCTGCCAACCATAACATTACTGTTGTCTTAGACAAGACACTTGACAAGGTTCTCAAGGATATCCTTAAGAAGTCAGGTGCTACTAAGATCAATGGTATCATGGAGAAGGATGGACTGCGTACCTTCAAGGCTAAGAGCCGCGTACATGTTGAGGAAGGTAAGTTCCCTTGTGTTGATTCACAGGCTACCCCAACCGATACCGTACCGTTTGGTGGAGATAAGGTAAGACTTAAGCTTTCACCATGTGTTATCACACGAGACAACAGTCTTAGTGTGTACTTAAATGGCATTCAGATCATTGAGAAGAATGCCAACAACATTACAGGTGGTTCAGGTTTTGATGCAGTAGATGGTGGCTTCGTGTCAACCGCTACTCCAACTAAGTCTGCACCAGCACTTGTTGATGTTGAGGAAACAGAGGATGAAGATCTCCCGTTCTAATCAATGGAGATTTAATCTGAATCCAGTTGCCGCATCAAGACCTAGGGTCGGTAAATGGGGAGCGTATTACACAGGTACTTATAAAGAGTTCAGAGAAAAAGCAGCAGAGGTAGTATGGGATATTCTAGGTACAGACTTAGAACCCATGACTGGTCCTCTTGTTGTTGATATTGAACTCTATGTTAAGAAGCCTAAGGCTACTGAGTTAGACGCGCCTCGCCCTGATATTGATAACTTTGCTAAAGCTATACTTGATACAATGAACAAGAAGGTTTGGGAAGATGACTCTCAAATCATTTCCCTACATGTAACTAAGCAATGGGCAGCTACAGGTGAAGATGGTTACTTCACTCTGTCAGTAAGCAACCTATAACTGGTGTATTGATTGGTCTTAGTCCAAGCAGTCCGGCACTTGTTGACTGAGATAGATCCGTTGACTTTATTGTCACCACCATAGGAAGGGAGGGGGAGAAATCCCCCTTCCTTTTTTCTAAAGTAAAACACTTATCGGAGAAACAAAAGTATGATATACGAAGAGATGTCAGTAAAACACTTACTCAAAATGGGTAGTGATAATACCGTAGTAGATGCTGCTCGTGTTTCTTTCGCTAAGGAAGCAGCCAACTACACTGAGCTACAGAATGTAAAGCTTATTACTTACCTCGCTAAGCATAAGCATTGGAGTCCGTTTGCCCATTGTACCCTGCAGTTCCATATCAAGGCTCCGATCTTTGTTGCAAGACAGCTAGCCAAGCATCAGGTTGGCTTCGCATGGAACGAAGTTAGTAGACGGTATGTAGACTATGAGCCTACCTTCTGGTCACCACAGAGTAACTGGAGGGCAGCAGCAGAGAACAAGAAGCAAGGCTCCTCCTCTGAGTATGTGAAAGATAGTACATTAGTACAACAGTGTTATAATGAATCAATCAAATCTTCTCTCAGTACATACAGACTCATGCTATATGAGGGGGTCTGTCCTGAACAAGCAAGAGCAATCCTCCCACAGTCTATGATGACTGAGTGGTATTGGACTGGCTCCCTCTATGGTTTCAACAGAGTATGTCAACTCCGTCTTGACCCACACGCACAGGATGAATGCCGACAAGTAGCCCTAGCAATATCTGATTGCTGTGCTAGAGCATTCCCCATATCATGGATGGCATTAAATGGATCGCTGGGTTAATCTAGCCTATCATGTTGCCTCAACGGTTGACAGAGATAGAGCACACATTAGTTTGATTGTAAGGAAATCACAATTGTTGGCTATAGGTAGTAATAATTGGAAGACACACCCCAAAACTGTAAAGTATGGTTACATGTACCCATACCTACACTCTGAGTTGGATGCCTTCCGTAAGATTAAAACCCCTACTGACCGCATGATATTATATAACTTTCGATTTAGTAAGACAGGCAAGCTAGGTATGGCAAGACCATGCAAGTTCTGTATGCCGTGGTGTACTCATGTCTTTGATAAGATAATATTTTCAAATGAGGAAGGTATGTTTGATGGATGATTTAAAACCGCTCGATACTTTCCATATGGAAGGAACTTCTCAACAAGATTTAATCACACTCCTGCAAGAGGAACGCGATGCTGCTCGTACTGAACTGCTTGCGTATGATTCTTTACATGGTAGGATAACACTAAAGCAAGCAGCTAAACTAAGACAATGGGGATACCTAATAAAGGAGGATTCAATTGGCAAAAGATAAACCGTGGCTCAAAGCTAAGAAGCGTGACAAGTCACAGTCAGGTAAGGGTGATAAGTATCGCCCAGTTGATCGTGAAATTTATGAAAAAAATTATGAAGCTATCTTTGGTAAACCAAAAGAAATAAATAAAGATGAATCTAAATGAACTCGAAGAACTGGTATATGATCTGGCAGCACTTAGCCACAAGCTTGGTCGTATTGAAACGGATGGTACGACAAGTCAAAACAAGTATGATAAATTGGTTGACGAGCGTAACGATATCAAAGCATTAATTAGATCCGAGTTTAATCGGATGTCACACAACACCACTTTAGGGTGGGGCAAGGGTAAAGATGAGTGAACTAGATGGATGGTTACAAATGAATTTTCCTGTTGGTTCTTTGATAGTACATTCGGATGATGCTGGTATCGGCGGTGATGATAGATTGTATCTACGCATTCAGATGTCTAATAAGAATGTTAACTTTATTGTTTATGCCTCTGAAGATCCAAATGGATATCGAACAGATGAGGATCAGGCTATAGCAAGCTTCTCGTTAAGCCCAGAGTTTCTTATCAAGCTAGCAAAGATCGGATCAATTGATTTAAATGAGTCTATTCCAAAGCAAGACTGAGTGTCCACGCTGTGTGCAGAATGGTGCAGATCGTAGCGGTGACAACCTTGCAGTCTATGATGATCATGTGTATTGTTTTAAATGCAAGTATTACCGCTCTTCTAAAGGAACAGAGATGACAGATGAACTTACTACAACAACCCCTAAAGAATTTAAAGTGCTCACTGGTTCTTACATTGATCTTGAGGATCGCGGCATTACGGAAAAGACTTGCCGCATGTACGGCTATCAGGTAGCCAAGATCAATGGCAAGGAAGTACACATTGCTAACTACTACCAAGGTGGTGAGCTATTAGGACAACACCTTCGTGGTCCTAACAAACAGTTTGCTTGGCGTGGTAGTGCCAAAGGTACAGAACTCTTTGGTCAGAACCTATGGAAGGCAGGAGGCAAGCGGCTTATCATTACTGAAGGTGAGCTTGATTGTATGACAGTCAACCAAGTACTCGGTGGTACATGGGCTGTCGTGTCTATCCCCAATGGTGCTCAGTCTGCAGCCAAGTCTATCAAAGAGAATCTTGAGTTCATTAACTCATACGCTGAAGTTGTCCTATGCTTTGACATGGATGAGGCAGGACAGAAAGCTACTATGGAAGTTGCTGATCTACTACCTCCGGGTAAGTGCAAGATTGCTAAGCTTCCATACAAGGATGCTAGTGAGTGCTACATGAATGCTCAGACCAAGCAATTGGTATCAGCACTATGGGAAGCACAGCAGTATTCTCCTGATGAGATCATGCACATCTCTAAAGTTATCACAGACTCACAGTCTATGAACCATGCTCGTGTCTATCCTTTCCCTTACGATGGTCTATCAGAGTTCCTGATTGGTCAGCGTAGTGGAGAGATTACACTATGGGCATCCGGTACTGGGTCTGGTAAGTCTACTATACTTCGTGAGCTTATGATGCATCACTTAGTAGAGGGTCGTAGTGTTGGGTGTATCATGCTTGAGGAATCTCCACAGGAAACTATGGATGATATGATCAGCCTGATACTTAACAAACCAGTCCGGGCTATCAGAGCAGGACGAATGATGAATGAATTGCGTACCATGCTTGGCAAGAAACAAATCAACATGGCTATGGTTGATGATCTAACTGATGAGGAATACTCCGCAGCTAAGGCACAACTGTGTGGCACAAACTTCTATGTGTATGACCACTTAGGTAACAGTGCAATGGCTAATCTGCTGGCTCGTATGGAGTTCATGGCAACCTCCCTCAAGGTAGATGTCATTGTGCTTGACCATATCACCGCCGCTGCTGCAGGACTTATGAGTATGCAGACTAAGGATGTCGAGGGTGGTAACTCAGAGCGTATCATTATTGATACACTTATGAAGGAACTCCGTGCTATTGCGGTGCGTACAGGTGTGCATGTAGACATCGTATCACAACTCAAGAAGAGTGACAAGGCATACGAAGAGGGTGATCGTATTACCCTGCAAGATCTGCGTGGCTCCGGTGCATTGGCATCTGTACCCAACACAGTCATTGCCCTAGAGAGAGATCGACAGAACACAGACGAGAAGATTGCTAACACCACACTAGTGCGTGTACTCAAGAATCGTTTGACTGGTCGAGCAGGTATTGCAAGTACATTATATTATGACCATGTGTCAGGCAGACTAAAAGAAATTGGATTCGCTATTGCTGAGGATGGCTCAGTAGTATTCGAGCCAGAACAACAGGAGTTCTAATGAAAGTATGCGTACTTGATATTGAAGGAAATGGTTTAGCTGAGTTGATATTAGATTCTAAAGGTAATCCTCACAAGGAAGTTACTCGTGTATTATGTGCAGCTACTAAGATTCCTAATCAAGAACCAGTACTTTGGTTAGAGCATCAGATGCCAGATCTTGTAAATTACCTCAAACAATTTGATGTTATTATCGGTCACAACATCTTGGGGTATGACTACCCGGTTATGCGTAGACTGTATAATATGACTATGCCTAAGCGTATTGTTGATACCCTTATTATTAGTAAGCTAATGTATCCAGACATCAATACCCATCCATTCAAAGACAACTCACTCAAGTCATGGGGTATACATCTTAACTTTCCTAAGTCAGAGTATACCTTGGGCTGGACTAGTTACAACCTAGAGATGGGCAAGTACTGTCAGCAGGACACTCGACTTGGCGAAGCTATCTTCAATAAACAAAAGAGTTTTATATCAGACAACAAAAATATTGTAGCCTTTGAGCATACAGTATCTACAATTTTAATGGAGCAAGTGTGCAATGGATTTAATTATGACCTTGATGCCGGAGAAGAGTTGTATAAAAACCTTATGCTGGAAAAACTTGGTATCGAAGATGAAATGCGTCAAGTCTTCCCTGACCGGATTATCATTAGACATTCGCCCAAGACAGGCAAGAGACTCAAAGACAAAGTAGATACCTTTAATCCCGGTTCTCGACAACAAATAGCTAACCGTCTTACCGAAAGGTATGGATGGAAACCACAAGAAACTGAGAAGGGAAACCCAAAGGTAGATGAATCCGTGTTGGCTGTGTTAGACTATCCAGAAGCAAAGACACTCGTAAAGTACTTCAATGCAATCAAGTTAATGGGTATGGTTGAGGACTGGAACAGTCGATCAATCAATAGTCGAGACAACCGTATACACGGCAACATCAATCCACAGGGTGCAGCGACAGGTCGTTGTACCCATAGTCAGCCCAACATAGCACAGGTGAGTGGTGACCACAGAGCAAGAGAACTCTGGCTATGTGATCCCAAGCAGGTGTTAGTTGGTGCTGACTTGTCGGGGCTAGAGCTTCGTATGCTTGCCCACTTCATGGCTAAGTATGACAACGGTGAGTATGGTAAAGTACTCCTAACAGGAGACATTCATACACACAATCAGAAGGCAGCTGGACTAAGTTCACGAGCATTAGCAAAGTCTTTTATCTATGCGTACCTTTATGGTGCGGGTGATAAGAAGATTGCTTTAGTATGTAGTTGTAGTATTGGTGAGGCTAGAGGATTACGAGAACGCTTTCAGAAAGAAATCCCAGCACTAGCTAAGGTACAGGACATGGTAAAGTATGAAGCACTCAAGCACAAAGGTGTACTCCTGCCTGATGGTAGGCGTGTACCCGTGCGTAGCGAACACGCTGCCCTCAACACCCTGCTGCAGGGTTCAGGAGCTATCGTAAGCAAGTACTGGATGGTCGAGGCGTTCAAGGCTATCAAGCCCGCAGGAGCCAAGCAGCTGGCTTATGTGCATGACGAACTACAGTACTCATGTCCAACAGAGACTGCAGATGTATTTGGTAAGGCTGTTACTGCCGCTGCTACTACAGCAGGTGAGATGTTAAAGATGAATATTCGTATTGATGCAGAGTACTGCATTGGTAAGTGCTGGGCTGATACACATTAAGGAGACACTATGTCTAAGTTAGAAATTTATATTGCTGGTCCTATGAGAGGATATCCTAACCATAACTTTGAGGCTTTCTATAAAGCTGAGAAGAAGTGGAGTAAAAATCCTGCTATAACTAAGATTCACAATCCTGCTAAGATGGATGAGGATGAAGGGTTTGATCCCGCTACTGTTGAGGATTCATTAGATCATCTTCGTGCTTGCATGAAGCGTGACATTGATGCTATCCTCCAGTGTACTGGGATGGTAATGCTCTGTGGTTGGGAGCATTCGGAAGGTGCGAGGGTTGAACATTCACTAGCTACATATCTAGGGATGCCGATCTTCTATGAAAGTTAATGCAAAAATCGTATTCTACAACTTCAAAAAGGTACAAGGGTGGCGATATTATGCCGTTCGTTTACTATCTTGGAGTCGTCATACTCATGCTCACATTGAGTTTGATTTGAGTATACCATTTGCTTTTGTGGTGGTTGACAGAAGACCAGTAAAAGTAATGCGCTTATCCGCACTTAAGCAATTAAATTTAACTAAGTACTATGAGTTTGATCTAGGTTCTTTTGATATAGACGAGGAAGATATTATCTTTGCCTATAAATATAAACCACTTAATAGTTATATGATGTTAGCATACACTACTATAGGTCAGTTCATAGGGATGAACAAACCAACCAACTGTATTACTTTTATATGCAGCTACTTACAATTCAAAGGTTGGGATATCCCTGATCTATTCACTCCAAAACAATTATGGGAAAGCTTACATGATAACGATAATGATCGGTGGACAGGCAAGAGTCGGAAAGACAACACTAGCAAAGTGGATCAGTGAGTACGCTTACAACAATAAGTATACACCAGTGATTGTTCCCTTCGCTGCTGCCCTTAAGGAAGAGGCGGCTAAGAAGGGATACACTAAGGATACAAATCAAGAAGAGTATCGTGAGTTCTGTCAGACCCTTGGCTCTACTATGAGACAAGAGGATCCAGACTACTGGGTTAAACAATTCAGAAACAAGATTAAGAAACTCTATGAGGAAGAACAAGCAGCCCTAAAGGCTGACCCATCTATCTGGCATGAGAAGGTTATCATTGTGGATGACTGTCGCTATACCAATGAAATTGCTGCTGCTCGTGACATCCGTGCTCTTACAGTCTTCATCTCAGCAGGTGAGCGTGAACTCCCTGAGGAGTTTGCAGAGTGGAGAACACATGAGTCTGAAGCACTAGCAATTGCTATTGAGACAGGTAATAAACAATATGAAGACATGTTTCATTACACACTAAAGAATGATGAGAGTGAGGCAGCATTCAAAACTAAGTGCAATACAAAGTTTGATGAATGGTTTCACCTACTCTCCGAATCAATGTTAGATGATTTGTGTAACTGTGAGCTGTGCCTATCCTCAAGAGAAGACAGACTACCTGATGGGGATACTGTGTTCAAAGAGATCATGGAAATTTTTATAGATAAGGAAGACGATGATAAGCCAACCAAGACCTGATACTGCTGTGCTTGACGGAGATATCATTGCCTATCGTGCTGCCTTTTGGGCAGACCAAGAAGGCATTGAGTACCTTGCTGAGCGCATTGAACATGATGTCAAGGCATGGACTCCCGTAGGAGTAACGAAAGTATATGTGGCTATCTCCTGTGATCGTAAGGATAACTTCCGTAGACAGGTGTGGGAACCATATAAAGCCCATCGGGATGTCAAGAAACAAACCCCAGAAACTTTATCAGAAGCTGTCAGTTTAATTAAACGGAATGATATACTCTTTGTTCCTACCCTAGAGGCTGATGATATTATGGGACTCATGGCTTCGGGTAACAAGGCTATTGCTGTGACCATTGACAAGGATCTTCGGTCTGTACCGGGGTGGCATTGGAACCCGGACAAGGAAGTTAAACCAGTAGAACTTGATACTTATACTGCTGACTTTAACTTCCACAAGCAATGGATCATGGGTGATACGACTGATAATATCCCCGGTATCTGGAAATGGGGACCTGCCAAGGCAGAGAAGTGGCTTAAGTATGTCCATCCCCGTAACTGGACAGCCGCCGTATTGGCAGCTTATGACCAAGCAACGCCTCATGAAGGGGCTAAATATGATTATGATTACTGTATCGCTATGGCTAGGTGTGTCCGCATCCTTAGACATGGTGAATATAACAAGAAAACTAAGGCTCCTCTATTGTTTGACCCAATAGTTGGGGCTACTAAGAGTGATACTCAAGGGAACACTAATGAACACTGATGTAAATCAATACAATACTGAGTCTGTGACTATTGTTAATCCAAACAATTACAATACTTCTACTTATACCCATAGCGATTCTAAGATCCCTATGGTACTCCATGACAAGGATTGCCTACCAGCGTACTACTCCAATGGTGCAGCCGGGGCTGACCTTAAGATTACTGCTGATGTTACTTTAGTACCCGGAGTTCCCTCTTGGGCATCTACAGGGATTAGCCTAGCTATCCCTCAGGGATATGTAGGATTATTATTTATGAGATCAAGCCTAGCTACTAAGGGAATCAACCTAGCCAACTCAGTTGGTGTCATTGATTCTGATTATCGTGGTGAGGTTTGGTTAACACTTATCAACAATTCAACAACAACACACACTCTTCATAGAGGTGACCGTGTTGCACAGATTGCCTTTATGCCCGTCACACAGTTCCCGTTTGTCTCTGTAGATAAACTTCCGTATACTATACGAGGCGAAGGTAAGTTTGGGAGTACAGGAGTCTAATGGATACATTTCAAAAGTTTATTGCTATCAGTCGCTACAGTCGTTGGCTAGATAAAGAAAACCGAAGAGAGACTTGGGATGAGACTGTCGATAGATGGTGGAATTACTTTACTGGTAAAGCTCCTGTCCTTCTGACACGGACAGATATCAGAGATGCTATCCTTAATCTAGAAGTACTACCAAGTATGCGTGGGTTGATGACCGCAGGTCCAGCATTGGATCGTGATCATACTGCCCTATACAATTGCTCATACATTGAGATTAATAAAACAACTTCCTTCTCCAACCTTATGTACATTCTTATGTGCGGTACTGGAGTAGGCTATACGGTTGAGCGTAGATGCACGGACAAACTTGGGACTATCCCAACAATACATAAGATGTTTGATACAGTTATGTTTGTTGAAGATAGCCGCGAGGGTTGGTGCGATGCACTTAATAATCTACTTGACAATCTTTACAAGGGTATCCACATTAAATGGGACACAAGTAAGATTCGTAAGTCAGGTGAAAGACTAAAGACCTTTGGTGGTAGAGCAAGCGGTCCTGCCCCACTAGAAGAAGTCTTTAGATTTGTAGTACAGACATTCTATTCTGCCCAAGGTCGTAGACTTACGCCCCTTGAGTGCCATGATATCTGCTGCAAGATTGCTCAGTCAGTCATCGTGGGTGGTGTACGCCGCTCCGCTATGATCTCTCTAAGCGACCTAGCAGACCGTGAGATGGCTACTTGCAAGAGTGGTGCGTGGTGGCAAGCCTCAAGTCATCGTGCCTTAGCGAACAACTCAGCCATCTACAATGGCAGACCATCAATGGGTCAGTTCCTCGAAGAGTGGACAGACTTATACAACTCCCATAGTGGAGAGCGTGGTCTTTGTAATCGTGATGCAATGAAGAACATTGCAGTCAAGGCAGACCGTAGTGAAGATCATTACTATGGAACGAATCCATGTAGTGAGATCATCCTACGCCCTAATCAATTCTGTAATCTATCTACTGTTGTTGTCAATGCAACTGATACACAAGAGTCATTAGAAAAGAAAATTGAAATGGCTACCATCATTGGTACTATCCAAAGCATGTTCACTTACTTCCCATACCTAGCCAAGGATAAGACATGGCAGGATAACTGTGAAGAAGAGAGACTCCTTGGTGTATCTATGACAGGCATCTTTGACAACAAGCTGATGTCCGGTCTACTAGGACATGGCAGACTTAAGTATGTCCTTGAGGATCTACGAGAGACAGCCATCAAGACTAACCTTGACTGGTCTAAGAAGCTGGGTATCAATCCAAGTAAATCAATTACTTGTATTAAACCAGAAGGTACAACTTCATGTCTTGCTTCGTCAGCCAGTGGATTACATCCCCGGTATGCTGAGCATTACTTTAGAAGAGTTCGTATCGACAAGAAGGATCCACTCTACTTCATGATGAGAGATGCCCAAGTACCAGTAGAAGACTGTGTAATGAATGCAGATTCAACTGCAGTCTTTACCTTTGTTCAGGCTGCTCCATCGGGATCACTAACTCAGAATGAACTCTCAGCTATTGATCATCTTAACTTATGGTTAACTTATCAAGAGCACTACTGTCAGCACAAGCCAAGCATCACTGTTAACTATGCTGACAATGAATTCCTACCTGTTGGACAATGGGTATGGGAAAACTTTGATAAGATCTCTGGTATATCTTTCTTACCCAAGTCAGATCATATCTATGCACAAGCTCCCTTTGAATCTATATCACTAGAAACTTACAATTCGTTTCCTGTTATAGATGTAGACTTTAATCATCTCTCTTTATATGAGAAGACAGACACAACAACATCATCTCACACCTTAGCCTGTACTGCAGGAGCTTGTGAGATAATAGATTTAACAGGATAAACAATGGCAAGAAAAAAATCACCTGCACTATCTGCTGCAGAACTTACTGCTCAACAACAGCAGATACAAAAACAAATCAGCGGTGTTCAGGGTGGTCTTTTAGATATGGCAAATGTAGGACAAGAGTCTTACTTCTCTGCCACTCAAGAGACTGCCCTGACTAAGAAAGAGTTGCCTAACTTTTCTGATATCTATAATCCACTCTATGAAAAAATGAAAGACATTCGTTTTAATATAGGTAGTGATATTAGTACAGCAAATAATGATGCTGCTTTCTATGTGTTTAATCCAGAGGCTGAAGCAAAGAAGCAAGCTGATCTTCAGATCGGTGAGGTTACTAAGCAAAATGAATTGTATGCTGAGCAACAGAAGCGTGTAGCTGAATTTTTAAAGCAAGAGGGTGAAGCACAAAAGCTTGGCATTCAAGAACAATACATTCAATCTGTAATGGCTAAATCTCCCACCCTTAAGACAGGGTACAGCACAAGTACTGAAGCTGGCTTTGATATGAATGCTTATAGAAAAGCTAAAGGTAAGAATAAAACCGTAAGTTATGATGCTGATAGAAATAAAATCTATAGCTATAAGTTACCAGAAGAAGTAGCAGCTGCAAAGTTACAGGCTATTAGAGATGTAGAAACTCTACGTTTTAGATCTGATCCTGATTTACAACAGCGTGAAACTATTGCATATCAAACAGCATTAGAAAAACAACTGGCTGATTTGAATAAAAAAATAACTAAGCAGACCAAGCAAGAAGCTAAGGCTGCAAAGAAAGCAAGTAAAAAGAAATGATTACTAATATCCATCAAGCAAAGACTCGATTAACTCTATCTACCCCAATAGATTTGCCAGAGGTCAAGCAGTTAATCAAAGATCTCTATGTTCAAATAGAAGAGTTAAAAAATGAAATCAGAAAAGTATCCGAGAATAGACCCCGACCTGATAAAAATTCTGGAAGAACTATACAAGCCCCTTGAATACGATGCTGACTGTGAAGAAAGCAAGTTTGCAAGACGATCTGCATTTAGAGCAGGGCAAATAGAAGTCGTAAACAAATTAAAAGCTGTGCTAAAGCAACAGCAAGGAGGCAAGTAATATGGGTGGAAGCCCTACTATTAGCGGTGGTATGACATATGATGAACAAAAGAAACTGATGGATGACGAGCGCGTCTTCCAAAAGGAACAAGAAGAAGAGCGTAGAAAAGCAGCCGAAGACTCCGAAACTCGCCGTGTTGCTAGAGAAGCCATTACTATGGCTAGAACTAAAGCAGATGAGCAAGCCGCAGTTCAGACAGCTACTGCTGCCGAACAAGAAGCAATCCTTGAAGCTCAGGCTCAGGCTGAAGCACAAGGTACTAAGACTATTCAAGGTGGTAACGCCAAGGCATTAGATTTTTATTCAGCACTATACAATGGTGTATCTACATAAAGGAGTGTAAATGACAAACAATCTTGTTGAACGCTTCCGAATGTTAGATGCAATGCGAACATCTAAACTATACCGTGCTCGGCTATGTGCAGCACTAACTGTTCCAAGTCTTCTACCACCTGAGGGTTGGACTGAAGAGATGGAACTACCACAGCCAACATCATCTGTTGGTGCAAGAGGTGTGACTTCATTAGCTAGTCGAATGCTATCAGCAATGATGCCTTTGAATGACACACCCTTTTTTAAATTTGGTCTTCGGTCTGGTACAGAACCAACCGCAGAAATTGGACAGTATCTTGAGACTATGAGTTATCAAGTCTATCGTAAGCTTATTAGTACTAACCTAAGAGAAACAAT